TTAAACAATTTTATATTGATAACTCTGAAAGTATATTTGATTTTCAAAAACAAGTTCGTAAGGGTTTTGACCAAACGCCATTTAACTACTTTAATACCTACAATAATACTGATATACATTTCATGTCAGAAAAGTTTAATTTAGTTCACATGGCTAGAAAAGAGATACTACAAAATTATTATTTTATGGACATGGGTTGGTTTTGGCATTTCAATGGTATACCAAGAGATTTTCAAGATGGATTTATAAAACAATTATGGGAAAAGGTTAAGAAAAATTATGAGTGATATATTAAAAAGAAAGTATGTAATTGGAACTCATGTGATGTGGTTCGAAATAGAAATGTATGCTGACTTTATAAAAGGTATGGTTAATCTTTTAGAGACAGTAGAAAACACAGAGAATGTAACTATTGATTTGTGTTTTAATATGTTACAACACTTTGAAAAGGTAGATACCGATAAAATTAAGAAACATGAGTTGGTAATTAAATTTAAAAAAGGTGTGGCTACATTAGAATCTATGGGGTTTATTGTCAATCAAGAAATAAAGGATGGTGACGAATTTTACTTCCATGCTGATTACAGAAGAGATTTGAATTATAACTATTGTAAAAAAGTGGATTATGTGATGTGGGGTGAAACAGATAGTTTTTTTCCACGAGAGGCATTTCAAGTAATAGAAAGACTAGCAGAGTATACAGACGAACAAAATATTCACAGATACCTATTAAGTTTTTCAGATAGAAAAATGTGGGATGCGAGTTGGGACCCGTTAGTTCATGTGGACTATCGTGATATAGAATTTGTTGATGATGATAAGGGACATTTAAATCCTAACCAAGCAAAGTCACCGATGTCAATAGAAAAGATGAATACTATAAATGGTAGGGCAGATGATTTTGATTTTTCATACATTACCCATCCTAAACTGAGTGGTGCTTGTTTGGTATTATCGTCAGATTTTATTAAGTCTGGTATCAACATTCCATCTTGTTTATTGTATAATGATGATGAGGGGTTATCAATCATGTCTCATAAATTATTAGGACAAGACTATTTACAATTTGTTTGTCAGAATATCTTACATGTCCATGCTAGAAGGCATCCACAAAAGAGAGTGTATGTAAAAGACGAGGATAATCCATATTCATTTATCAATCAAAAGAACGATAGTTTTCAAGAGTTTTTAAAACTATCAAAAGAGAACATAGATAAATTAATATCAGGTAAAGGTAAGTTTAAAGAGTACGATGATTTGAAAAAAATATTGGAGTCAAAATGAAGAAAGCATTAATTACAGGTATTAATGGAATGGATGGTAGTCATCTTGCCGACTTCCTACTAACAAAAGATTATGAAGTATTTGGTATGGAGAGACGAACCTCTTATCCTAATCGATTAAACACCTCACACTTAGAGGGAAAAATAACATTTTTAAATGGTGATTTAACAGACCAAAACTCTTTGTTTAGGTGTATAAAAGAATGTGATCCGGATGAGATATACCATTTGGCTGCTCAATCATTTGTTGGTGAGAGTTGGAATACACCAGAACAAACAGGTGATGTAACAGGTCTTGGTGCTTTAAGAATGTTGGAAGCTATAAGAGAATATGGTAAAGAGATTAAGTTTTACCAAGCATCAACATCTGAAATGTTTGGTCGTATGGTAGAGAATCCAGCAAGTGAAACTACACCTTTCTATCCTCGTTCACCTTATGGTGTCGCTAAATTATATGGTCATTGGATTACAAAGAACTATAGGGAATCATATGATATGTTTAATGTTAGTGGTATTTTATTTAATCACGAATCAGAAAGACGAGGTATAGAATTTGTAACTCGTAAGATTACTGATGGTGTTGCTAAAGTATACTTAGGATATGAAGACCACATAAGGTTAGGTAACTTAGATTCTAAAAGAGATTGGGGATACTCACCTGATTATGTTAAGTCAATGTGGATGATGTTACAACAAGATGAACCGGATGATTATGTTATCGCTACGGGTATAGAACATACCATTGGAGAATTTTTAGATGTTGCCTTTAAACGAGTTGGTATAGATGATTGGAGTAACTATGTTGTACAAGACGAGAGGTACATGAGACCAGCAGAAGTTGCTGTTCTATGTGGTGATTCATCTAAAGCTCGTGATGTTTTAGGATGGAAACCAGAAACATCTTTTGAACAGATGATACATAATATGGTAGACCACGATATAGGTTCATTGTCATGATAAAAATAAAAATAAGAGAACCATTTATTGGTAAAAATAGAATTTCTTTCTTTGGTTTTTATTCACTTAAAAATCAGTTAAGAGATTATAGTATAGAAATAACAGATTCTAATGATTATGATTACCTGTTTGTTGGTGCTCATAATATATTGAATAAAGGTTTGAGTTTAGAAGATAGTATTGACTATGGTCTTGAGAGTTGTAAAGATATTAGTGGTGATTATTTTTTATTTGATGGGAGTGACTCCACATCTTTAATTGGTTCATACGAAGTATTTGAACAAAGTGATGCTAAATTTTTATTTAAAAATCAATTATTAAAAAATAGAGAGGACTATTTAAAACCGACTGTATTAAACAAGTGGTTCTTTGGCGATGGTTCTGATTTGGACAAAGGTTATGACATACCAAAAGATGTTTGGGATAGAATAAAATTATCTGGTTTCAATCTTGGTTACTTTCAAGGTGATAGATTTAGACCTGATGTTTATAAAGAACATCCAATGTGTACAGAAAAAACCATAGATTTGTGTGCTATATATCAAGGGTTTCATAAGAAAAATACAGAACATCTAATTAGAAATGATATGTACTATACAAAACATAGAGGTGGTGCGTGGGATATCATAGGTGATAATCCTGGCTATACTTTTGTGAAAGATAAATTACCATTTGATGAGTATATGAATACATTATATAAATCTAAACTGGCATTGTCACCATTTGGTATGGGAGAAGTTTGTTACAGAGATTTTGAGATACTTGATTTGGGTGTTGCTATGTTAAAACCAACTATGGAAAATGTTGTAACCACACCAAATTATTACATAGAAAATGAGACGTATATTCCTGTTGATTATGATTGGAAAAATTTAAACGAAGTTGTCTTGGAAACGCTTGACAATAACGATAAAATTGAGTATATTATAGGTAAGTCAAGAGAGACGTACAAGGAGATATATTCTGCTCATAATTTTTGTATGTATTGGTATAATTTTTTTGCTAATTTAAGTGGAGTTGAAAATGATTAATTTTATACAAATTGGTACATCTAATGCACACGACCATTGTTATCGTTTTGTGAAAGACCAAGATATAGAATTTGGTGTGTTAGTTGAACCTATGAGTGAAATGATGACATTGGCTAAAGAGTGTTATGGTTCATTGTTACAAGAAAAAAATATAAGTACGGAGACTATTGCTATAGTTCCTGAAGATAGAAAAGAAGACAAGGTCACAATATGGTATCATTGGCCGAACACGGCATTCAACTCTATTTTTAAAGAACATACAAATTCATTTAACCAACCAGATCCTGTAAAGAGTTTTGAGGTTGATGCTATGACCATAAATGGGTTGTTCGAAAAATACTCAGTTACAACCTTAGACTATTTGTTTGTTGACACCGAAGGATTGGATGGTGAAATTTTGATGTCAATTGATACGGACAAGTATACAATAAAAGAAATTATGTTTGAACATCACCACCTTAGAAGAGGCAAATATGGAATGAACATCTTGAAAGAAAAGTTTGAACCTCTTGGATATACGTTTAGTGGGGTAGATTCTTTAAATACGAGAATAAAATTAACATGATAACCACCACTATATCTACAAATAATAATTTAGATTACTTAAAACTAGCAATTAAGTCGGTAAGACAAAATGCTTATCACAAGGACATGCCTATAATTGTTCACGCTGAAAATTGTAATGATGGTACTATCAATTGGTTAGATTCTAATTACACAAAATATGATTTAGAATATTATGTAGACGACAACGATGACCCGAAAGGTATAGGTGGTGGTATGAACTTTTGTGTCGATAAAGTCAAGACCGAGTTCGTGAATATTATTCATTCTGATATGTGGATTGCTCCTAATCAAGACTTGGAATTATTGAAGTTGTATGATGATATCGGAGATACGAAATTAATTGCTTCGTCTTTTAGAATACAACCAAGAATATTTGTCAACGATCCTGATTACAGACCTGGCACGGTGTTTGTAGATACGGATGAATTTGGAGCATATGCTGAAGATTTTGATTCTAATTCATTTGATAAATGGGCTACAGAGTTTTCACAAATGAATGGTGAGTTAGAAGTTCGTAAAGGTGGTGGTGCTGGGTTCTTCTGTAGAGTCGAGGATTATAAATGGATAGGTGGGAATGATGATTTGTTTAGACCAGCTTCGTGGGAAGATAAAGATTTATTCATCCGTATGCAGTTAGAGGGATACGAATTTAAAATGATACCACAATCTGTTGTATGGCATTTTTCTGCTCGTGGTAGTCATTTTAGGGATGAGGCTAAAGATAAGTTTCATATGAAATCAAAAAGACAGCAAGAGGCAGAAGAAATTAACATGCGTAAATGGGTGGATAAATGGGGTAGATTACCAATTGAAGATGAAGATACTTTCGTAGTACCAATTGAGGGTACAGATGTACCTACAAGAATCGAGTGGAAAAGCTATGAGTAAAATTTTATTAGTTATAACAACGTACAATCAATCACATTACACTAAGTTGTGTTTTGAATCACTTAAGAAATTAGACGACAACATAGATGTTTTGGTTGTTGATGATTATAGTACAGATGATACTGTTGATATTTGTAAGGAGTATGGTCATCGTGTCATAACAAAGGATGAACCAAAGGGTTTAACTGATTCTTGGAATATAGGATATCGTGAGTTTTTAGGAACTACTGATTACGGTACTGATTATGACTACTTTATACTTGCTAATAATGATATCTTAATTCCAAAAGGTGCTATCGGAGAGTTGGTTTCTACCTTTAAAAAATGGAATTCAAGTTTGGTAGTACCCATGTCTACTGAATATGGTGTTGGACACAACCTTACACAAAATGTTAATAACTATTATCATGGTCTTGAGGTTGATGAGCCAGAGGATTATCAACGTGTTCAAGATGAAATACTAAAGGTAAAAGAGGAGATGAGAGACTCTAACAATCTTTACCTATGCGATCCTGTTAGAATGAAAATGTTCAATGGGTTTTTCTTCATGATGAATCGTGATATAACCATCTATGAGCAAAATGATGACGAACTTTTCAAGACAGATAAAATCATGACAAAAAATGAAGACCAATTTAATTGGGATAATTTAATTACAAACGATGATTTTTCAATGTTATGTAAGACATCATTCGTGTTTCATTATAAAGGTGTATCTACTTTTAAAGTATTTGATAACTACAATAAGATATCCAACGATGTGTCAGAATGGAAAAGGCAGAGGGAGTTAAGGGGTGGATAGGATAACCTATGATACAAGTAATTATTTGTTTAGAGATATAGTATCACAATGGTTTTTTAATCGTGGTATTTTACCCTATTTTGGTTTACCGAGTTTACACTCTGAACGAGACTATGAATTGTTTGACAGAGAACATGACCAATCTACAATATGGCATAAGTGTTTCTATGAAATGATTAGGGAAGATAAAAGTTTTGACGATTCATATACAGATTTTTTACACGACATAATTAAACCAAGATTTGGGGAAGAAATAGTTTATCAAAAAATACCAACTTTCAGAGTTCACTTACCAAATAATGTATCTGTTGGGGAGTTTCATAAAGATAAACATTACAGAGATGAAAAGTGGGCTGAAAAAGTAGAGGAGTTAAACTACTTTGTACCATTAACAAAAGCATATGGAACTAATACGATATGGGCAGAGACAGAAGAAGACTTAGGTGACTATCGGGAAATGAAGGCTGATTATGGTGATTGTATAGAGTGGAGTGCTAGTAAATTAACACATGGTAATAAACAAAACATAACGTCAATCACTAGGGTTAGTTTTGACTTTAGAGTTATACCTAAGTCAAGGTATATAGAAAGTGAACATTTAACAATTAACACCAAGATACCGTTTGGTATTGGTGGATATTATGAGGTTTTATAATGGATGATAGAATAATAAGTTTTATACAACCAAGTAGAAACAATCTAAAGTATCTTAAATGGTCTTACGATAGTATCAGAAAGAACTTAGGATATCGTCACGAGATATGTTGGGCTGATGATTTCTCTGATGATGGTACATGGGAATGGATGCAAGAGATTGTTCAAAAGGATAAGAATGTAAAGATACATCGTAACGAAGGTCCTACAAGATTAGGTCACACGATACTTTATGATACGTTAGTAGATATGGCGACAAGTGATATCGTAATGATATATCACGCTGATATGTATGCTTGTCCTGGTATGGATGTGGAAGTTCTAAAACATTTAGAACGAGGTAAGGTAGTAAGTGCGACTCGTATAGAACCACCTTTACATCCTCAAGGACCTGAAAAAATAATACATGACTTTGGAATTGAACCAGAAGAGTTTGATGAACAAGGATTAATATATTGGTTAAATAGTGGTATGGTGACAGAAAAAGAACCAACAAATGGAATATTCGCACCTTGGGCAATATATAAAGATGACTTTGTAAGTATCGGTGGACATGACCCGTTGTACGCTCCACAATCAAAAGAGGACTCGGATATATTCAATAGATTTAAATTGGCTGGTTACGAATTAAAACAGACTTGGCAAGGGTTTGTGTACCATATGACTTGTAGAGGTAGTAGATTCAAAGATGGTGCTATGAGGAATCCAGCAGGTCAAGTCTTCATGAAGGGTAGAGAATCATCGGAATGGTTAGCTCAGAATCTTAGGTCAACTCGTAACTTTATTCGTAAGTGGGGACATATGGTTCAACATGATGAAGTTTTACATCCTATAATTCCACCAAAATATGATGTTGCTTTTGTAGTCTATCGTTGTAGTAAACAGATGTTGTATGAGTTAGAGCCTTGGTGTGATAAAATATATTTAGACCTGAGTGATTCAGATATCATTGGTGAATATAGAAAAGAGGAACAACCAAACACTCAGTTTGATTTGGATGAGAGAATAAAACTCTATGGAACTAATAAAATATCAGAGTTACATGATATCTGTGTGGAGTTCAACGCTGAACAATTAAACAATGAAAACTTTCAAGTGTTAGTTAACTTATCAAAAATGCTACAAGATAGTGGAGAGATAGGTGAGATGGAATACGATATATTTAAGTTTTACATCAAATCACTTGAAACATACGAAAAAAACTTAGTCGTTTGTAAGACTAACTAACTATTTATAAGTGTAATATGAGGTTATAATGGAAAATAAATTAGGTTCTTACATCAATAATTTGATGACCACCATAGTAGATAAAGAAGAAAGATTTTTTATCAGAAGTCTAGCATTTAATGAATTGACTTCTTTGAGTAATAATATTAGCGAAGTGTTAAGAAATTACGATGAGTTAGAGAAGATTGCTAAACCAACTGAAGAAAAAGACAAAGACCAAATAGAAATTAAATTCGGAGATAAAAATGGCAAAAATAAGTAATCAAGCCTTGGTAGAGTTAAGGAAAGTTAGAGCTGCACTTGATGACATGTACGATAAGTTACAAAAACCTTTGTACAATAAAGTTGTAGCTGCTAAAGTATCTTATAAAGAGGTAAAACCCTTTGATTCTGTTCAAGAAAACTTTGAATATATCTCACAGATAATCAGAGATTTAGAAGCTGGAGAAGAATAATGGCAAACGACCACGCTAAAGACCGATACGATCCACCAAAAGTGGGTAGTGATTGGGAGAAAGAATATTTTGGTGACGTGAATGTCGGAGAGGTATTCAGACTTAAACCAGATAGTAAAGCTAAAGCATTTCGTAAAGTTAAAGATGGGGTTGCTTTTGATATTGTAGAATCAAAAGAAATTCAATTAGTGGACAGAGACGAAATCTATGTCAAGTCGTAATTTTCAAAAACCAATACGAATAAAAGGACATCGACTAGTCCTTACCAAAAAGATGATTGAAGATGCTCAATCTCAAACTAAATCAAACATGGCTGCAGCTAGGTGGTTAGGTGTAAGTTACCTAACCTATCGTAAGTATGCTAAAACGTATGGTTTATTTGAAAAACATCTGAATCCATCTGGTGTCGGTATCAAAAAAGGTTATGGTAAGTGGATAAAGTCACTTGACCAAATCCTTGATGGGAGTAAGAAGTATCGTATGAGAGCTGGGTACATTAAGAATCGACTCATAAAAGAAAAGTGGGTTGAAGAAGAATGTAGTTCTTGTGGGTACAATGAAATCGTTATGGGAAAAGAATCAGTTGCTCTTCGTTTAGATTATGAAGATGGAGATGTAACTAATAACAAATTAGAAAATCTGAGGTTATTGTGTCCAAATTGTTATTTATCACACAACGGACATATGCCATCATCAGAGAGGTTTTACAAATGAAACAAAAAGCAATATTAATCAAAGACTTTTACAATGACAAAGGTGCTCTCCATCGAGGAGAAAAGGTAGTAATAGAAGAAAAAGTTGGTAATGGATTGGTCAGAATTAACACAGAAACAGGTGGTATATTTACAATCCCAAGACATATTCTTAAATTAATTCCTTGACAAGTTCCTTTTTTCTTTGTATATTATTACTATGAATAAAGTAATAAATTGTACAAAAGAAGATAATCCATTAATACATAAAAAACTACGAGAGGTATCAGTTGAAGAAGGACTTTCTATCGCAACGGAACTATTTCAGATACTTAACAAAAGAGGGGACGGCATTGGGTTGGCAGCTAATCAAGTGGGAATTGATGCACAAGTGGCCGTTGTCAATGTTCGTGAACCTTTGGTACTCATCAACCCGAAGATTATATCGAAGGAAACTGAGATTCCTTTTTATGAGGGTTGTCTATCTTATCCAGGCAAAGGAGTACACACCAAACGATACAGAGACGTAATTATATCCACAGAACAATCCGAGAGCAATTGGTATTTTAGTGGAGCGGATACACCGAAAGATACTAAAGGTAGTTGGGAAAAAGAACAAAGTAATAAACAAGATACAGAGTTAAGGACTTTAGAATCCGTATGTGTTCAACACGAAATTGACCACCTGAACGGAGTCGTATGTATGGATAGAAAGGTAAATACTACTATTGTTAAAGATAAGAAGGTTGGTCGTAACGAACCATGTCCATGTGGTAGTGGAAAGAAGTATAAGAAATGCTGTATAGGGAAATAGAAAGACCGTTACTACAAGAGATATACCAAGAAGATCCTTGGAAGATGTTGGTGTGTTGTATATTACTAAACCTAACTCAACGAAAACAAGTGGATGGAGTTAGACATGAGCTATTCAGTAAGTATCCAACGGAGTATGAGATGATGGAAGCTGATGAAGATGAATTATCAGAGATACTAAAACCATTGGGTTTATATAGAAGGAGAGCTAAGACTCTGAT